CAGCGCAAACAGGCTGGCGTGGAAGATGTCGGCATCCAACAGCAAGAAAACGCCGCCATCGTCTTTGGTGACTTGCCGGCCAATGTTCTTGTAGCGGTTTTTTTCTTGGCCAGAGGCATCGGTGTATTTGCCGACTGCGACTGCGAGGGTTTTATAAGTGGGCATTAGGGTTCCAGTAAAAGAGATTATTTTTCAAGCATGTTGCGGCGCATGCGCTGCGTGGGTGAGTGGCGTGGATCGTCGTACTCCATTCCATCCTCAAGAATGTCTAGCCGGGTCAGCAAATATATTGCACCGCCGGCTAGGGCGATAAGGGCGATAAGCGCGATATAAACCAAGGTTTCGTTAGGCATATAAATTAGTGATGCTGGATGTATTTTGAGTGGTATGGCGCACGCGTTGTCCGCCGCCGCTTTTGTGGCCTAAGCCAAAGGTGACTAGGCGGTGGCCGGGCCCTAGTTCAGTAACAGTGACACCGTGTGCGGGCGTGGCATCGTCAACCGCCAGCTTGCGCTTGACTACGCCGGTTATTTTGTAGCCCTCATAACCCACCAGTGGGTGATCTGCCCGGCACACCAGGCGCTGCAGGCCGGCGCGGTCTCTTAGCGTGATCGCTTCGCCATTTGCTACCAGCACCCCGATGTCTTTACGCACCAGGCTGTTGTAATTTGCCGGCTTGCCGCCTGCACGCGCATACAAATCAAAAAACGGCAGCGGCTCGGATACTGTCAGAATGTCCATATAAGCATCTCGGCGGGCTTCTGGCGTGCGCAGGTGATGCGTGTCCGGCTCCACCACTACAGGTGCAGGCCGGTGGGTTGGCTGGCCTTTTATGTTGTATTGCTCATAACCTTCAAGCGGCTGATCAACACCGCAAATCAGCGATGGGTGACGGTTCCATTCCAGCACTAGCAACTTGTTTTCGTGCAGCAGTGCCGCCACGCAGTCATGCACCATGTAGATTGAGCGCGCTTGGTTGCCCAGGTAATGCCAGATCTGCGTGAATGTCAGCGGCTTTTCGGCTGTTTGCACAATGTGCAGGCATTGCGCCATTCGACGAAGACGTATTTGCTGGCGGTGTTGCGTGGCAATTGCGTTGTTAGCCATGTCGGGCTCCTATTTTTTCCATTTGCGCATACGCCTGCAACGCGGCACGGCGCTCCGGCAAGATCACGCACACTGGCGTTTTCTGCGTTGGTGCGGCGGTAGTGCCCAGGTGCAGCACCACCGCCGCTGGGTCCGCCCGGCCGACAACCACGAGCCCGGGCTGAAACTGTCCGGCTGTCATTTCACGCGCGGCCGGTTACTACGCAGTGCGTAATACACGCCCACGATTTGAAAGTGGGTGGGGCAGCCCCCGAACATAAATCGGGCAACGGTGGAAACCGCGTTAAGTCGTGGTGATGTAAAGGGCATTTCATACCTCCAAAAGATTATTCACACAAACCATAAACAGACGAACAAACTAATGATTCATCCGATGTTTTTAATAGATCGTACTGCTTACCGCCGCGACTGGTTTTCGACCACTCAACCACGGTGTCAATTGTCTGTAGCGCTGCTTGCTCGTTACTTACGCCTGTCACAGCGAAAAACGTAGCGCCATAATGCTTGCTGGCCTCTTTCACCGCCGCTTCCCAACTGGCGATACGCTCAATAACCTCCGGAAAGCGTTTGCTGATTTCAAGCAACTCATTTTTTCGGCAATTTATGCAGGGCATACACCCCACTCGACTGAATCCCAGCGAATACAAGGGATTGGCCTTTACGCCGTGTTTTTTGTGTAGGTCAAAACAGTCCTGCGCTGTCCAATCTAAAATAGGCCGATAATTCCAAAGCTCCGCGCCGTTTTTGCGCGTCTCTTTCAATTCGTTGGCGACGAGTTTGCTGCGGCGTAATGACTCATCGCGGCGAACGCCTTGCCACGAAATCACGTCATCGCCTGCATCTAGCAGGGGGTTTTGCACCTGCGTGATAATCGGGTCGCGTTTGAGAAACTCGGAACAAAACGCAACCTGCGACGACGGAAACCGCCCTTTCCACACGCACAAATCAAGGAAAGGTTGCCCACTGGCCACGCACGCCGCCGCCGCCCTGTCAATGGCGCTTTGTGCGACGCCCTTGGCCGCCCAATGCGTCTCGACATACACGCGCTTGGCGGCAATGCGCGCGGCAAAATCCGCCCGCACCGTGCGAATGGGGAACACGTTTTCACTGATATAAGCGACGTATTCATACGTCATGGCGTGTTCGTTGCCGGTATCCGCAAACACCGCCGACAGGTTTTCGGTGTTGCGCTCCAGCGCATGCAATAGCAGCGCTGTGCTGTCTTTCCCACCGCTAACACTGATGACGTTGTGTTCCATTGTTTTTCCTTAAATTGTGAGCCTACTGGATTGACCCCCATCAATACTCAGAAGGGTCAACCCGCTAAACTCAAGCGGGTTCGCCATAAGGGCTTATCTCTATTGAGAGACTGGCAAACTGCCCTTCCCGTGTTTTGGCCCTGCGTCACGGTACACAGGAGGGAGCAAGTAGCCCCTGGCCGACCTTCAGAACGACTACAACCAATGACAAAACTATACGCCTTGTTTAATCGTCGCGCAAACATTTTGTATAGTTTTTTTGTGTAGACGAAAAAAAACCGCTTTGCAGCGGTGTTTTGTATGAAAACGAAAAATTCGGGGCGTGAAAATGCTATTTCGTGCGGCTAGTCTTTGGCTTTAACTCTCCGTCCGGCAACGTAATCGCCAGGCGCTTCGGCCCCAGCTTTGCCGCCGTTCAGCCGTGGATGACTTGCTCCGCGCTGTTTTTTTCGTTGATTGAATCCAAATGGTTTTTTGATGCCTGACTCTATATGTACGCGCCCAACTGAATCAACGCTCACCGTACTAAATTCGCGCTTCATCTTCACAGCTGCTGCGCGTATCTGCGCACGCCAAACTGCTGCATCTTCCGGTAATAACTGCTGAAGATCGGCTAAAAGCGCAGCATCTTCGCTGGAAACTTGCATTTGAACTGCTGCCGCTGGCTGGTGCGGATGCTCGTAATAAGTTGGGCTAGGCTCCGACACACCCACGCTGCCGTTTAACGCGTCTATCGAAACGCCCAACACCTGCGCAAGTTTTTTATGTCTGCTTGCCGGCACGCCACGCCGCTTCCAGTTGTATATGTCCTGATCAGTTACCTCCATGGCGCGCGCGAGATCCGACCAACGCCAATCAGGCGCCTTTTCGTGCATCAACTGCTCGATCCGTTCCATGATGTTTTCCATATCTCATTGTTGAAACATTTTTTTCTTTCTTCAATGTTCAATTTGTTTACACAAAAACTAAACACGGTGTATAGTGTGCGTATGCAAATCGAAGACCTCATCAACCAATTCACCTTAACTGGCCTTGCTACTCGCTGTGGGGTGGCCAGTCAGGTCATTTACAACTGGCGGCGGCGTGGCATTCCCGTTGATCAGGTGCTGCATATCGCACGTTCAACGGAATGGTTTGCTACCCCCCACCAATTGCGGCCCGACCTCTACCCGAACCCAACTGATGGGCTGCCGGTAGAAGTTGCGGCTATTACGTCACAGTCAGCGCAATAAGCGCATCTAGGAGGCAATCATGGCCAATCAGCATTTCGACATCACAATAAAAATCGGCTTAACGGCTGATCAATTTTTGTTCATTCGTGACGAGGCTGAGGCAAAAGGCCTGTCTGTCTCCGCGCTGGTACGCAACATGATTGCCAATTTGCAGCGCGCCCAGGCTATGAAGTCATTATCGGCGGCACATCCGGCTGCCGATATGGCCGAAGTAAGCCGTCATTGGGCATAGTGGAATCATTACCATGTTTAACGATACCGATTTCACCGAAGACCGCCTGACCCTTCACCCGTTATGCGAGCTTTTTCCGCGCATCACCGGCGGGGAATTTGATGCGCTGGTGGCAGACATTGCCGCCAATGGCCTGCGTGAAGCCATCACGCTGTTTGAGGGCCAGATTCTCGACGGCGGGAACCGTTATGCAGCCTGTCTAGCCGCTGGCATTGAGCCGGCCTTCCGTGAGTTTGAGGGTGACTCTATTACTCAGTTTGTGCTGTCTGTAAACTTGCATCGTCGCCACCTCACGCCCGGTCAGCATGCGGCAATAGTGTCAGGCGCGCAAAACTGGCGTGATGCGCAATCGCATGGTGGCAATAGAAAATCAGATCAAGAGGCAAGATTGCCTCTTGATACTATCGCAAAACGCGCTGCCGCTGCTGGAGTGAGCGAGCGAACTCAAAAAATGGCCGACAACGTGGCTAAAGCCGACCCCGCTTTGGGCATTCAAGTAGCACACGGCAATATTAGCTTGCCAAAAGCGACAGAAAAAATCACCGGCAAGCGTCCAGGCGCAAAAGCCAAGCCGGCAGACGCCCCCACTGCCGAACCCATCGAATCCTTTGAAACAGATCTGCGTCACGACCTGATCGACGCTGACCGTGAAAATCGTCGCCTGGCTGCTGTTGTTGCCAGCATCGAAGCAACGGACACCCGCCGCGAGTTGGTGATTTTGCATGAGCGAATTGCCAGTCTTGAAGGCCGGCTCGGTCAAGAGATGACGACCAAAAATGAAGCCATCAAGCAGATCAAGTACTACAAGGGCATCTTGGACAAGATCGCCGCGAAGCTGAATTTGAACTCGTTCACTGACATTTTGGGAGCGCTGAAATGAAACCGATCATTCTGCGTGAGAATCAAGTTGGGGTGCTAAACAACCTGCGTGGCGTTATTCGTGACGGTTTCCGCAAACCTGTTCTCTCTGCTCCCACCGGCTATGGCAAGACAATTTTGCTGGCCAGCATGTTGCAGTCAATGTATCAGAAGGGCAAGCGCGGCATTTTTGTCTGCGACCGCATTAGCCTGATCGCCCAAACGAGTGCGGTGCTTGATGCTTACGACATTCCACACGGCATCATTCAGGGTGGCAATTGGCGTTATCGCCCGCACGAGCGCATTCAGATTGCCAGCGCGCAGACGTTAGCGCGGCGTAGCTGGCCCGATGCTGATCTGGTCATCATTGATGAAGCGCACAGCCTGCACAAAACGATCACCGATTACCTCGCCCGCACCGATGCAATTTGCATTGGCGCAACTGCCACACCATTCACGAAGGGATTGGGCCAGCATTACAACGCGATTGTGAGCGCAGAAACCACGTTTCGCCTGATCGAAGCCGGCTATCTGTCGAATTACCGCGTGTTTGCCGCTTCCGAGCCGGACATGACCGGCGCAAAAGTGGTGGCGGGTGAGTGGAGTGATGACGTCGCGGCTGAACGTGCGATGCCGATTGTCGGCGATTGCGTTGCTGAGTATTGCAAACACGCGGCGGGTCGTAAATTCATTGCCTTTGGTTGCAATGTGGCGCATTGCGAAGAATTACAGAGGCAGTTCATGGCTGCCGGCGTGCAGACTGAGCTGTACACCTATCGCACCGATGATGAAGCCCGCACGGCGATGGTGGAAGAATTCCGCAAGCCGGACTCGTTCATTCGCGGCCTGATCTCGGTTTCTGCACTGAGCAAAGGTTTCGACGTGCCCGATGTCACCTGCATCATTATGGCCCGCCCGTTGAAATCGTCACTGTCTGAGCATATTCAAATTCTTGGGCGCGGCTTGCGTTCACACCCTGACAAAACAGACTGCATCGTGCTGGATCACGCTGGCAACATGATGCGTTTCTGGGACGAAATGAACGAGTTTTTTGAGCATGGCGCGCATGAGCTCGATGACGGCGTGAAAAAGCCTGCCAAAGCGAAGAAGAAGGGCGAGAAAGAAGGGATGAAATGCCCGCAATGTAAGTGCGTGCATACCGCCGCCGCGTCATGCCCTGAGTGTGGCCACGTTTACCCGCGCCGCGCGAATTCAATTGAACACGCTGCAGGTCAACTCACTGAGCTGACCGGCGGCAACGCCACCAAAGAAGACAAGCAGCGCATTTTCTCTGAGCTGCTTTGGCTTGCCGAGAGCCGCAAGTATTCATCGGGTTGGGTGGGCCATAACTTCAAAGCGAAATTTGGATCATGGCCGCGCGGGCTGGTTGAAATGCCGATCATGCCCTCACCCGCAACGATTAGCTGGATTCGTTCACGCAATATTGCGTTTTCGAAGCAAGCCAAGCGCGCCTGATCATGGAATTCCGCTCATTCCTGCATTCCATTGGCCTAGAGCCGCGCGTGATCGAAGCCGGCAAATGGCTGCGCTGCCCGACCGCCAACCATCCGCGCAAAAAAAACGGTTCATTCAAATTGGCTGAATGTGGGCAAATTGGCTGGGCAATTGATTATGCGGTCCATGCCGAACATGTGGTATGGCAAGCGGCTGCAGGGATGCCACACATCAAGATTGATCATGCCGCTATCGCTGCGCGCCGCGCTGCTGAGCGCACTGCTGCCGCGCAGGCCAGTGCCGCCGCACTCGCTTATTACACCGCCGCTGATCATCTGCATGGCAATCACCCTTATTTAGCTGGCAAGGGCTTGGGCGTGGGCGGCTGTGGCGGTTTACGCGTTGATCAGCATGGCTCGCTGCTCATCCCCATGATGATAGACGGCAAGCTCAGCAGCCTGCAGCGCATCACACCGGCTGGCGAAAAGCGGTTCTGGCCCGGCGCGCCGACTTCCCGGGCAATCTATCAAATCGGCGGCAATGCGCTTTTTACTGTCATCTGCGAGGGTTTCGCGACTGGCCTGACACTCTATCAAGCCATGCCACAAGCCCGCATTTTAGTGGCGTTTAACGCCGGCAATTTGTCGCACGCTGCCGGTTATCTCACCGGTTGTGGGGTGGCGGTTATCGCGGCTGATAACGACCATGAAACCTTTCAGCGTATCAATATCAATCCCGGTTTGAATGCCGCAAAAATTGCAGCAGATTCAGCCGGGATTGATATTGCTTACCCGACCTGCACTGGTACTGATTGGGACGACTACCGGCAGGAGCGCACTGCCGCTCTAGCGGAAGCCGCCGCGCTGTCGATGCAGCGGCGGGGAGGCAAAGATATACATGCTGTCGTTGCAACTGAAATTGCAATGGCCGTGAAGCGCAAAGCAAGAAGACCTGCACCGCGCAAGTAAGCGAATCAATGGAGCTGCGACTGATCCTTGCGCAGCACAAAGTTCCCGGACAGAGGGAAGCCAGGCAATACGAATTGCGTGATGCAGGGATAACCAGCGAGGCACGCAAGGGAAGAAGGGCGATTACTCGGGTTTCACAGTCGCAGCGTGGTGGTGTCCCTTCGGGGGTGGATAGAGCGCGAAATGGGGGCTGTTGCTGGCCTTTAAGTCTGTCCTTCTGCATGTCTGAGCAACCGGAATATGCAGGGCTATAGCGACGGGCTGGCTCCGAGACGGTGCTTGTTTGATCGTGAAGGTCAACACCTAAACTGCGCTTTGCGGTTTGGGATGATTTGGCCTTCGCTCAGGGCTTCACCAAGACGGTACTAAGTATAAGAGATAGGGCCACGCGGCCGCGAGATACGCGAAACGATTTAGGGGTTTTATGGTTACGCTGAACAAACTGGAAACACTGCGCAGAGACTTCAAAGACGCACGCGAGATGATGCTGCGTTATGAGGAGTGGACACCCGATCAAGCAGCTGAGGTGACTGCTGCGATTGCCGAAGTGGTCAAGGCTAACGATGCGGACGAGATGGCCTATTGGTGCGCGTGGTTCGCTATTCGTGGCGAAGCTGCGCGCGCGTTAGCTGAGATCAAGCGCGTGATGTTTGCGGCGTTGCGTGGTGCATCAGCATGATCAAGATGAGCATGCAGAACGCTGACAGCGTACGGCGAATGATTGAGGCCGGTGGCAAGCAGGCTGCTTACGCGGCTTCGCGCGCTTTGAATACTGTCGCATTCAAGGTAATGCGTGAAGGTCAGGCGCATGTTCAATCGCAGCTAGATCGTCCCACACCGTGGACAGTGAAGGCGTGGTATGTGCGCAAAAAGGCCAGCAAAACCAGTCTATCCGCTGCTGTTGGTTGGTCTGACTATCTCGCCAATAAGCGTGGCCATGCTGCTGAGTATTACCTCGCACAACATTGGGAAGGCGGTGGCAGACAGTTCAAGGCGTTTGAATCGCGCCTGCATCGTGCCGGGCTGATGCCTGCCGGCATGTTTGCCGTGCCGGGTAAGGCGGCTAGCGAAATGGGTTTTATCGACGCGCGCGGCAATTTCAAGGGCTCGGCTCTAGTGCAGATTTTGTCTGGCTTGGGGGCGTTTACCGAATCGGGCTATAGCAGCAACGCCACCACTCGCACGTCTCGCAAAATCAAGGGCAGCAAAGCAGCCGCCCGCCACGTCTATTGGGCGGGCAATCCTGGGCGCAATACACCGCTTGGCATTTGGGTGATCGATGAGCGCTACAAGCGCGGGCGTGGTCGTTTGCGCCCGGTGATGGTGTTTGTGTCATCTACCCGCTACAGCAAGCGGCTAGACATGCAGCGCATTGCCGACTCAGTGACACCTCAGGAGTTTACTGAGGCGTTCTGGCGCGAGTGGCAGGCTGCAATGGCGAGCGCCCGATGATGTTGCAAAAACGCAACAAAAAAGGGATGTTGCAAACTCGCAACATGAAAAAAGGTACTTCCAGAATCCTACCCGGCGAGGGTAATGCGCACCTCGGTTTTTCTCTAGTCATAGGGTTTTTATAAGGGGGTTAATCCATGATACTAGACACCACACAGACTATCACTCAAGCGGCGTTTGCCGGTCTAATCGGCGTGAGTGCCCCTGCTGTCAGCGAGTTTGTTTCACGCGGCATCATTACGCCAGGTGAGCCGGTGGGTGCTTGGCTGCTGAGCTACTCTGCGCACATGCGCGAAGTGGCCGCCGGACGTGCCACCACCGGCGATCTTGATCTTGCGACCGAACGGGCCGGCCTTGCCAAAGCACAGCGCGAGAAGATCGAGATGCAGAACGCCGTCACGCGCAAGGAGCTGGCCCCAACGTACATGCTGGAAGCCGTGATCGCCGCCGCCGGCACGCGCGCCGCCGCGATTCTCGACGCGATACCCGGCGCAATACGCCGCCGCAACCAGGCGTTGACCGCTGCTGACATTGAAACCATCGCCAGCGAAATTGCCAAAGCACGCAACATCGCCGCCGGGATGACGCTGGACGATCTAGCCGATGATGAGCAGCGTGACGAGCCCCGTGACGAACCCGCTGACGAGCAGCCGCTAGAGTCGGAGCCGCCGCTATGACCTTCGCCCTGTCCGCCGAATTCATCCCTGCCATTTTGCTGCGCTTGCAGCGCGGCTTTGCAGCTTGGGGCATTCCCGAGCCGTTGAGTTTGGCCGAATGGGCCGAACAGCACTTTCATTTGTCGGCTGAATCGAGCTACGTTGAGCAGGACTGGACAGCATGGCCGTATCAGCGCGCCATTTTGGCGACGATCAGCAATGACGACATCCGTGAAGTGATCTGGATTAAGTCTGCGCGGACGGGATACACCAAGATCATCTTGGCGGCACAAGGCTATTTCGCGCACCACAAACGCCGCAACCAGGCGCTTTGGCAACCGACCGACGACGACGCGACCGCGTATGTAAAAACAGAGCTTGACCCGATGCTGCGCGACGTGTCGGTGATGCGTGACGTGTTCCCGACGTACCTTGCGCGGCACAAAGACAACACACTTGACCAGAAAAAATTCATTGGCTCCATGCTGCACATCAAGGGCGGCAAGGCAGCGAAAAACTATCGCCGGATCTCGGTAGATGTGGCCTATCTGGACGAGGTTGACGCGTTCGACGGTGACGTTGAAAAAGAGGGCGACCCGATCACCTTGGCCGCCAAGCGCACCGAAGGCGCAACTTTCCCAAAACTGGTGCTGGGATCAACCCCAAAGCTAAAGGGCTTCAGCTTGATCGAAACGCGCGCGCTAGCAGCCGATGAGCGCATGACGTATCACATTCCCTGCCCACATTGTGGCGACCTGCACGCGCTGACTTGGGGCGGCACCGACATTCCGCACGGCATGAAATGGCGGCATCACGACGATGGCACGCATAACGTGGACAGTGTGCAGCACTTATGCCCGCATTGCGCTGCGTTGATCAACCAGGGCGATTATTTGAGCGTGTGGGAGCGTGGCGTGTGGGTGAATGAAACCGGCGCGCTTTGGCTGCACGCCAATGGCGAATTCACCGACCCGACTGGTCAGCCGCTGCCGCCACCGCGCACCATTGCATTTCATACTTGGACTGCCTATAGCCCGGCAGCCAATTGGCCTGACATTGTGCGCGAGTACATCGCCGCCGCCGGAAAGATGGATGAGGGCGATGACGCGAAAATGAAGGCCTTCAAAAACACCTACCTTGGCGAAACGTGGGAAGGCGAGATTGAACGCGGCGATGCAGACGAGCTGAAAAACCGCGCCGAACCTTACCCGCTGCGTTACGTGCCGCGCGATTGTTTGCTGCTGTTGTGCGGCGTGGACACGCAAGGCAACCGGCTGGAAGCGCAGATTTGGGGCTATGGCCGCGCTGGTCAGATGTGGTCAATAGACCATCGTCAGTTTTTCGGCAACCCCGCGCAGGAAGAAGTGTGGGACGAGCTGGAAGAATTTCTGTTTGGCGAAGTTTATCGGCACGCTAGCGGTGCTGATCTGCAAATTTACGCCACCGCCGTTGACTCAGGTGGCCACCACACTGATGCGGTTTATGCGTTTGCCGCAAAGCACAAAAGCCGCCGCGTGCGCGCTGTCAAAGGCTCAAGCGGTGCTGAGAGCGGCATTCAAAACGGCAACCGCAAAGTGGATTATGACTGGCGTGGCCGCCGCGCCAAGGCTGGAACTATTCTCTGGCACGTTGGCACGCATCTTGCCAAAGACCGCCTGGCGTCTCGCTTGGAGATTACGCAAATCGGCCCCGGCTATGTGCAT